AGGCGTTGAAGCGTATGCAGCAATACGCGAAAGATGCGCACCAGCTGGGCCGTGTGCCGACGCTTTCCGGCATTGACGCTGCGTTAGTCGTCGCGGGTGTCGAACGCGTGAAGCTGTCTACGCCGAACAATGATCCGGAGATCTCCAAGCTCCGCGCGCACTACTGCGAGGATATCGCGCTCGAATACGGCGGTATCTGGGGGCATGCATGAGTAAAGCCGTCAGATCACTATTGCCACCCAATTCTACGCCCCAGGAGCGGGCGCTGGAAGCGGCTACAGCGCGGATTTCGGACGTGACGGTGCCGTTGCGCACGCTTTACCAACCGAACGTGATTCCCGTCGATCAACTGCCCTGGTTAGCCTGGCAATTGTCGCTGGAGAGTTGGAAAACCTACTGGAGCGAAGAAGTGCGCCGCGCCCGCGTGCGCAACGCCATGACGATCCACCGTCAAAAGGGAACCGCAAAGTCGGTGAAAGACGTGGTCGCTGCGTTCGGCGGAGCCATCCTGCTGCGCGAGTGGTGGCAAAAGACCCCGATGGGGGAGCCGCACACGTTTGACCTGGTGATGACGTTGTCTGGTGCCGGCGGGCAGTCGGCCACTGCGGCATTTGTGGACGACGTGATTGCCGAGGTCAGCAGAACGAAGCCAGTCCGCAGCCACTTTACGTTTACCCAGGGCGTCGAGACCCATGCCGCCATTGCTGTCGCGGTTGTTGCGCGCCCCGTTATCTATGCCCGTTTGAATCTGACAGAAGCCTAACTCTATGCCCGGACTCCAAATTATCACTACCAAGGCAGGACGCGCCGCCCTGGTCAATGCCGAGCACAACGGTACAGCACCATTGACGATTGCCGAGATCGGAATTACTGCAGCAGTTTTCACTGCCAATGCAGATATGACTGCCTTGCCAGGTGAGATCAAACGCATTCGCACCATATCCGGCGAGGTGGTGGCTGCCGATACGATGCACGTCACCATCCGTGATGAAAGCAGCGATACGTACACGGTGCGCGGTATCGGCTACTGGCTCAGTAACGGCGTGCTACTGGGAGTCTATAGCCAGCCAGATCCTATCCTGCAAAAATCCACGCAATCGATGCTACTGCTGGCAGCAGACACCGTGTTTACGACGATTGCCACCACGTCCCTTTCGTTCGGCGATGCCAATTTTACGAACCCGCCGGCCAGCACGGAACGCCAAGGCGTGATCGAGCTGGCCACCGTTGCAGAAACGCTGGCCAGCACAGACGCCGTGCGTGCCATCACGCCAGCAACTCTGTCGGCACGCACTGCCACCGAGGCGCGTACCGGCCTGGTCTCCATCGCCACCCAGGCCGAGGCGGACGCCGGCATGGACGACCAACACGCGATCACGGCGAAGAAACTGGCCCAGCGCTTGACCCGGTTCGCCCGACTCGACAGCCCCATTTTTGTTGGCGCACCAACAGCACCCACGCCAGTCACTGGCGACAACTCGTTCAACATTGCCAATACGGCCTTTGTGCAAAAGACCATCGCCCAGGCGGTGATCGGACAAATCGTGTTTGAAGCGCGCACCAGCGCCCGTGCCGGCTATCTAAAACTCAATGGCGCGCTGCTGAATCGTGTCGATTATGCCGACCTCTGGGCCTATGCCCAGGCAAGCGGCGCGCTCATTGCGGAAGCGAGTTGGGCGAATGGCAACTGGGGTTGTTTTTCCACAGGCGACGGCGCAACTAATTTCCGCATTCCAGAATTGCGCGGAGAGATGCTGCGCTGTTGGGACGATGGGCGTGGCGTCGATGCCGCACGCGGTATAGGCACTTGGCAAGACAGCGAGAACCGAGTCCATGGCCACACCGCCAGCGCGGGGGCGGTCGGCGATCACATCCACAGCGGGTGGACGGATGCCCAAGGCTGGCACGGCCACCACGGCAACACCTACTGGGCGGGCGACCACGCGCACTCCGTCAACAGTTCCCCAGGTAACGGTCAGGGTGCCTCCGGCGGCAACAGCGTGCAGCAAAGCGGTGGCGCAATGGCTACCAGCGTCGCCGGCGGCCATGCCCATGCGTTCGACACCGATGGCGCCGGCACGCACGCCCACAACATCGGTATCGGCGGCGCCGGCAATCACACCCACGGGATTACGGTCAACCTCGACGGCGGCAATGAAGCCCGTCCGCGCAACCTCGCCATGCTGGCCATGATTCGCGCCTATCAAGTTTAAGGAGAAAAACGATGCTGATTCATCAATACGACAACCTGAACGGCCAATATCACAGCAGCCGCCTGGCCGATGCCGATCCGCGTCACCCCGACCGCTGGCTGATACCGGCATTCTGCACCGCCGAGGCAATGCCGGAGCGCGCCGCGCTGACCTGGCCGTTTTACGTCGACGGCGCCTGGATCCTGTTGCCGGATTATCGCGGTCGCATCCTGTATCGCCAGGACACGGGCGAAGCGGCCGAGATCCTGGTCGCCGGCCAGACGCCAGCCGAACACGGACTCACGGACATGCCGCGTCCGTCGGACGAATACACCTGGCGCGATGGCGGGTGGAAGATCGATCCTGCCGTGATCGCGCAACAGCAACGGGCCGCAGCGATGGCCGACTTTGAGCAACGCATGACGGTAGCCCGGACGAACAATGCCGGCAAGGCCGACGCCTATGCGGCTGGTTTGTTGTCGTTGGAGGAAGCCTATGACTTCCGTGCCTGGTCAACCTACCAGATCGCTCTGGTGCGCGCCATCGGGCAAGCGGGATTCCCCGAGTCGCTGACCTGGCCGCCAGAGCCGGCGACGTTTGCGGACGCCAGCGCGGCGGCAATGGCCGAGTTTGACGCGCGCATGACGGTCGCACTCGACCACACGGCGGGCAAAGCCGATGCCTATGCGGACGGGGAGCTGTCTGCCGAGGATGCACAGCGCTTTCGTGCCTGGTCTGAGCACCAGGACGCACTCCAGCGCGTGCCTCCCAGCGCCGGTTTCCCCGACGCCATCACCTGGCCGGTCGCACCCGACGCCTCGGCTCTTTAATCCATCACCCATCAACAGGAGGCCAAATGGCAACTGATTACCACCATGGCGTGCGCGTCATCGAAATTAACGAGGGAACACGCCCAATCCGCACCATCAGCACCGCCGTCATCGGCCTGGTCGCCACCGCCTCGGATGCCGACCCGGCCATCTTCCCACTGGACACGCCAGTATTGCTGACCAATGTGATCGCCGCCCTGGGCAAAGCCGGGACGAAGGGAACGTTGCGCCGCACGCTGGAAGCCATCGGCGCGCAGACTAAGCCGTTTACGATTGTGGTGCGGGTGGCCGACGGTGAGGACGAAGCGGAAACCACCTCCAATGTGATTGGCACAACCACTGCCAGCGGCAAATACACCGGCATCAAAGCCTTGCTGGCCGCCCAAAGCAAGCTCGGCATCAAGCCGCGCATCCTAGGCGCACCAGGTCTGGACACCAAGCCGGTGACGAACGCCCTGGTCAGCGTCGCCCAGCAGTTGCGCGGCTTTGTCTATGCGTCGGCGCATGGCTGCCTGACCAAAGAAGATGCAGTCGCCTATCGCAAGGACTTTGGACAACGCGAGCTGATGCTGGTCTGGCCGGATTTCGTCAGTTGGGATATCGCCACCAATGCCGAGGCTAGTATTCCGGCCGTCGCGTATGCGCTGGGCCTGCGTGCCAAGATCGATGAGGAAATCGGTTGGCACAAAACCTTGTCCAACATGCCGGTGAACGGCCCGACCGGCATCTCTACCGACGTGTTCTGGGACTTGCAAGACCCTGCGACCGACGCCGGCTATTTGAACGGCAAAGAGGTCACCACCCTGATCAACAACGGCGGCTTCCGCTTCTGGGGTTCGCGTACCTGCGAGGTGCCGGAATTCTTCTTTTTCGAGAATTACACGCGCACGGCGCAAGTATTGGCCGACACCATTGCCGAAGCGCACTTTACCTATGTCGACAAGCCGTTGCATCCCTCCCTGGTGCGCGATCTACTGGAAAGCATCAACGCCAAGTTCCGCGACTTGAAGGCCCAGGGCTACATCATCGACGGTAGCGCCTGGTATGACGAAGCGTTCAACAGCAAGGACACATTGAAGGCCGGCAAGCTGGCCATCGATTACGACTACACGCCGGTACCGCCGCTGGAAAACCTGGTCTTCCAGCAACGGATCACCGACCGCTACCTGGCCGATTTCGCCAGTCGCGTCAATGCCTGATTCGGCAATTTAACAGTGCGGTCCCTGCCTCGGTAGGGACCATTGACCACCAGTAGGAGAACACCATGGGCTTACCCCGCAAACTGAAAGACTTCAATTTATTTAACGATGGCACGTCCTACATGGGCATGGTGCCGGAACTGACCTTGCCCAAGCTGACCCGCAAGATGGAAGAATACCGCGCCGCCGGCATGACCGGCCCGGTCAAGGTCGATTTTGGCAGCGAGGCGATCAATCTGGAATGGACTGCCGGCGGCTTGCTGGAAGACGCGCTGAAGCAGTACGGCGCGACGAGCCATCACGCCGTGCAATTGCGGTTTGCCGGCGCTTATCAGAATGATGACGACGGTATCACCTCGGCGGTCGAAGTCGTCGTGCGGGGCCGACATCAAGAAATCGATATGGGCAACGCCAAGCAGGCCACCGACACCAATCACAAGTACAACACCACTTGCAGCTACTACAAGCTGTCCGTTGACGGCGTTGTGTTGATCGAGCTGGATTTCATGGGCGGCATCGAGAAGGTAGGCGGCGTGGATCGCAACGCCGATATCCGCAAAGCCATCGGCCTGTAACCCGGCTCCAGTCGCAGCACATTTGCATTTCAGCACCTACCCCTAGATTAAAGGAATACCACCATGAACAAGAACACAGACACCACCAGCGCCGCAACAATCGTCGGTGCCGGCACTTATAGAACCGTGGTGCTGGACGAGCCGCTGACCCGTGGCGCGTCCCAGATCACCGAAGTGCAGATCCGCAAACCAAAGTCGGGCGAGTTGCGCGGCGTATCGCTGATCGAGCTGGGGCATATGGACGTATCAGCCCTGCAACGCGTTTTGCCGCGCATCACCAGCCCGACTCTGACCACCCAAGATGTCGCCAATCTGGATCCGGCCGACCTGGTGTCCATCGGTGCCGAGGTTGCCTATTTTTTGGTGAAGAAAGCAGATCGTCAGGAGGTCTCCCCGACTGCGTAGAAAACCCCATGGCAGACATTGCTGCGGTGTTCCACTGGCCGCCGCAGGCAATGGATGAGCTGGAGATACCAGATCT